TGCTAGAAAACAACACGCTTTTGTAGATAAAGAAGGAAATAGATATGTGGCTATTGGCACAGACAAGTTTTTAATCGTATATTTTGAAGGTCAATTTTTTGATGTTACACCTCTTTCAGCTTCTATAGCAGGAGCTACATTTACATTTAATGGTACAACTACAATAACAATTACAACATCGTCTGCACATAATTTAGAGGATGGTGATATTGTTTTATTTGATAGTGTGACTTTACCTGGTGGTACAGGATTAAACGCTTCTGATTTTGAAGATAAATTATTTCAAGTTATCACAACACCCACAGCAACTACTTTTACAATTACATTTACAAGTTCTGGTTCTTCTGCATCTGGTGGTAGTGTAACTTTAAAACCCTATGAAAGAGTGGGTCCGGCTGCTCAAACTTATGGTTATGGTTTTGGTATTAGTCAATATGGTGGTACAGTTCAAGGTGCACAAACATCAACACTAGATGGAGCGTTGGCCGCGGACAGTAATGGTAATAATGGATCTGCCACACAAATACGTTTAGCTTCTACTACAGGTTTTCCATCAGGAGGTGGAACAATAGCAGTGGGTAATGAATTAATAACTTACACAGGTGTAGCGGGTGCTGAATTAACAGGTATTTCTAGAGCACAAAAAGGAACATCAAGTGCAATACATTCTGATGGTGCAACAGTAACAAATGCTACAGATTTTAGTGGATGGGGTGATGCAGTAAATGCAGCAACCGTTACACTTGAACCGGGTCTTTGGTCCTTAAGTAATTTTGGTGATGTATTAGTTGCAACTATTGCAAATGGTAAAACATTTACTTGGGATGCTTCTATTGCAGCTAGATTAACTACACGTGCTTCCACAACTACATCTGGATTTGAAACTACAAATAATCCAACAGCTACTAGAGTAACTTTAATTTCACCAACAACACGTCACTTAATTCATTTAGGAACTGAAACAACTATTGGTTCAGCGGCCACACAAGACGATATGTTTATAAGATTTTCTGAAGATGAAAATATTAATTCATATACACCAATAGTAACTAACACCGCTGGTACACAAAGATTACAAGATGGTACAAAAATTATGGGTGGTTTAGTTGCAAAAGAAAATATTCTAATATGGACTGACAACGCATTGTATACAATGAAATTTGTTGGAGCTCCATTTACATTTGGATTTGAACAGGTTGGTACAAACTGTGGATTGATTGGTAAGAATGCAGCAATTGAAATTGATGGTGTTGCATATTGGATGGGTAATAATGGTTTCTTCTCTTTCGATGGTACCGTTAATACATTACCTTGTTCTGTAGAAGATTTTGTTTATGATGATATTGACACTACAAAAGGTCAACAAGTTAATGCAGGTATTAATAACCTATTTACAGAAGTAGTTTGGTGGTATCCAACATCAGGATCTGATTTTAATAATAGATATGTTGTTTATAATTATGGACAAGACAATGCAAGATTACCAATGGGTAATTGGTACACAGGCACAAATACAAACTCTATTAGAACAACGTGGATTGATTCATTAGTTTATCCTAAACCATATGCTACTGCATATAACAGTTCAGGCACAGGAACATTTCCATCAGTTATTGGTGAAACAGGATTAGGACAAAGTGTGTTGTTTGAGCACGAAACGGGGACTGATCAAGTCAATCCAGATGGTAGTGTAACTGCTTTAACATCTTTTATACAATCATTTAGCTTTTCTTTACAAAAAGATCAAAGTGAAGTATTTCTAGCTATGAGAAGATTTTTACCTAACTTTAAAGTATTGACTGGTAACAATCAAATTACTTTAGCTGTAAAAGATTTTCCTGCTGACTCAGATGTAACTACATCGTTGAGTCCTTTTACAATTACTTCTAGTACAACTAAAGTTGACACTAGAGCTAGAGGAAGATATGCAAATATAAAAATAGAAAATACTGGTGTAGGTGAGTCGTGGAGATTTGGTACCTTTCAAGTAGATTTACAACCTGATGGAAGAAGAGGATAATGACAAAAGTAGTAGTAAGATTACCAGAACCTAAAAAAGAATATAGTGAAGATAACCAAAGACAAATTAACAGAGCACTTAATACAATTATTGAACAATTAAACTCTACATACTTAACACAATTAAAAGAAGACCAAGAACGATTTACTTGGTTAGGATTAGGATAATGGCAAATATATATAAAAACGATAAAGTAAGTTTAACAACTACAGATGTTACAACGTTATACACAGTACCATCAAACTCAAGAGCTATTGTTAAATCGCTTTTAGTTGCAGAAGATGCAGCTGGATCCGCAGTGGTTAAGGTAACATTAACTAATGCATCGGGCACAGCTTTTGTAGTAGATAATGATGTCACTCTAACATCAGGTCAAAAAGAACAAGTCTTAAGTGAACCCTTGATTATGTTGGAAAGTGAGATATTAAAGGTGCAAGCCACAAGTGGTAATGTAGATGTTATCGCATCTATACTAGAAATTAACAGGGAGGATAGATAATGCCGTTTATAGAAACAGAAGCTTCTGTTAGGTATGAAACGATTAATGGTAAAAGAGTACCAGTAATTACGCCTAAAACAGAGGTTACATTAACTAACACAGTTACAGGTCAAGAGTATATGTCTGATGCAGAAGCTATGGCTGATGTGCAAAATCCAAGCACAGAGACTAAATCTGAACACATACGAAGAGACGTAAATGTGACTGTAGAAGAGATAAAAATAGGCGCTGGCTTTAATATCAGCGATTGATTATTAGGAGAAAACCAAGTAAATTAATAGATCATGGGATTATTAAAGAAATTCAAGGGAGCAGTTAAAAAGATTACTAAGCCAGTATCAAGGTTTTTAGATAAGGTTGTACCAAATGAGATAAAACCTTTTTTACCTTATGCGGCTGCAGCAGTACCTTTTTTAGCACCTGCTTCAGGTGTATTTGCTTCTATGGCAGGAAGAGCCGCTTTATCAGGTGGTGCTAATCTAGCTGCACAACTTGCACAAGAGGGTAGCGAAGGAGATTTTTCTGGAATATCTGCATTGTTAGCGGCAGGTACAGGTGCATTATCAGCACCACAAGTAAGTAAAGGTATTACCACATCTCCTCAAGAATATTTTGCTATGAGAGGTGATTTAGCGAGTGAAGGAATTGGAAAACTATCAGGTGCTAAACAATTTGCTTTTGAAGGTTTAAGTAAAGGCGCAGAAGCTGTAGGTGGTATTAGAGATGTAATAGGTCCTGGTGGAACTCCTTTAGGACTAAACAAAGCAAGTCTAGGAGCAGTATCAGTTCCATTTACTTCAGGTTCTATGGATCTTGCTATGGCTACAGCTAGAAAAGCTTTGAAAGATTATGAAAGAGATTTAGCAGCTTACGAAGCGGAGACAGGAGAAGCACAGACAGCCTCTGATGACGCTAGAAGAACAGCTATTATTGCAGCGATGACAGCGGGAAGACACTCACAAGAGGTTATAGATTCTGTATTATCTAATCTAGGATTAAAAGATGGTGGTGTTGTAAAAATGAAAGATGGTGGTATAATGGATCTTGGCGGTAAAGAAATGGATCTACGAGGTGGTGGATTCGTACCGATAGGTAAAAAAGAGAGAGCGGACGATGTCCCTGCAAGATTAAGCAAAAACGAATTTGTTATGACAGCCGATGCTGTAAGAGCAGCAGGTGGTGGAGATGTTAATGAAGGTGCAAGAAGAATGTACGAAACAATGAACAGATTAGAGGCGAGAGCGTAATGGCTGAAACAACTACAACGATAACAAGACCGGGACCAGAGCTAGAAGCATCGGTTATTAATTTTTTAAAGAAAGTTGATCCTCTAGTAGGTCAACCAATTGATACAGCTAAATATAAACCTACAATAGCTGACGAATCATTATTACAACAATTTGCAAGAACACAAGCAGGTGGTTTAGGTGCATTGATGCCTCAACAAGCTGGTGAAAGTGCAGAAGATTTTGACGCTAGAAGAAAAGCTTTTGAATCAGCAAGAGCAGCAGGAACGGCAGGATTAGTAGGAGCAGATGCTTATCAAGCATTTATGTCTCCGTATCAAAGAGAAGTTATAGAGGAAACATTATCAGAATTTGACAGACAACAAGCAATTCAAGATACAGCAAGACGTGATAGAGCTATACAAGCTGGTGCTTATGGTGGTGGTAGAGAAGGAGTTCTTGCAGCAGAGGCGGCAAGAGGGGCAGCAACAGCTAGATCAGGATTACAAGCACAATTATTAGCACAAGGATTTCAACAAGCACAAGCAGCGGCAGCAAATCAATTAGCTGCACAACAAGGTCTT